TGCTGCTGCTGTTCCACCAGTTAAATCAACAACTTGAGATTCAACTCTTGTTTGTGAATTCCAAACATCCGAAGATGGGTAGAGATTTACTTTACCAAGATAGTTAATCCAATTAAATGGATTAACATTGATTGTTTTAGATGCCAATGGTTGTGATAACCATGTTTCAGTTGTTGACTTACAAGTTATCATTGGACCACTATACTCAACATTAACATCAGTAACAGCAGTAGTATTTGCAGTATCAGTATTGGAGAAAATTCCAACTGATGTGATATTATACGAACCACGAGCTTCATTATTAACAATGTCGATGGAAGCAGTAAAATCACGACCAGTGGTTTCAGCAACAGATTTATCCACAAACGAATCAACAACAATACCGTTTTTGAATCGTGGTAAATTTTGTGAATCAAGAATAGACAAATCTTGTTTACCCATCGTTGCTATCTCAAGCAAGGATAATGATGTATAATATTCCAGATTTTCAATACGTTTTTCAAGACCACCAATATCTTTCATTGTATATCGTTTATTACGAATACGTTGAATCTGTGTTGTAAATGGATACTGCAAGTATGCAGGATAATTCAGAACATAAAGAGTCATTGCATCTTTAGGTTCTACTGGAGCAACTGGATTAATTCCTGGAATGCCAGGCAACACTTGCAATTTCCTATCAGTTGTAAGAACGACTCTATCAACACGTGGTAGATAGTAACTATAACTTATAATGAAGTCACTGGTACTTAAAGGAAGTTTTGGTCCAGTTGTAGTTTCATTGACATCAAACACGAAGTTATTTGCTGAGTATGCAGATGTTGCATCCTGTCGAACTGGTCTAAAGTCCAAAGAATTCTTTAGAGATATTCTTCCACTATTTTTTGACGAGTATTGTGGGATTTCACCATATGTGAAATTACCATCACCTAATCGTGTGTATGAATCCACGTTAAAGAATCCAGCACCCGATGATGTGAATCTATTGTACCGAACTAACAGAGGACCAACTGGAGCAGTTTGTCCAGGAAGCAACCTGATTGCACCCCAATTATAATAAGAATCTTTTTGTCCAGTTACTAAAGCATAACGTGATGTTACATTGATTGCCGAACCAGAGTTTGCTGTAGTGATTGCTGAATTACTATAATCAAAAATAGCATTGATTGAATGAACATCAGCAACATATAATGTTTGATCGACACCAGGAGTTTTATTGACTAAACCTTGTGCAATATGAGTTTGTCCATGTGGAATAAACACATATGCAGAAGTATTACCTGAACCAAAAACTGAATTACCACCTGCTGTAGATTGAACAGCAGTATTGGCACGAATGTACGTTTTGGTTTTTGATGTTGGGTTGGTTGAGCTAATAGTAGCATATAGATTTACAGTCATATTACCACCACCATACACAGTGATAGTTCGTGCTGTTGTGTCTACAATAAATTGTCCTGATGGCACTAATTGTCCTGCTTTATATCCACCATCTGGACCAGTGTTGGTTCCTGCTGATGTACAAACTAATGTATAGTATTCCGACTTGGCAGTATTGGTTGTTGCTGATACAAGTGTTTCACCCGAACCAACAGTCAATGCTGTTGTAACACCAGCAGCTAAAGTTACACCCTGATATAATCTCTCATACTCATAATTGAAGTATGATGTAGAATTGTCAGAGATATTTGAATCACCTAATTCAAAAATCAAAGGTTCTAATTGTTGTTCTGAAACATATGTTGGTGTATATAATGATGCAGTATCTCTTGAATAATTATGCACATTTGCACCAGCAATACGTGTAGTTCCAGAATACACCGCTAAAGCTTCTGCTTGACCGAAATCAAAGTCAATTACAAAACGAGATTGCGTATTGATTGCAGCAGAGAACGCAGTATCTACAGTCACAGTACGAGTAGCACCAGTGTATGAAGCAATTTTTCTAGTTCCATCTGTAGCACCAGGACCAGAAGTCATTCTAATTGTTGCGCCCTGATATGCATTATCTGTGAGTGAAAATAATCCTGGTAATTGGAATGTTGTAGCAGTACCATTATTGTAAACTGCATATCCACTAGAGTTAGATGTTGTAGTGTCATACAACGAACCAGTGTTGATGTCAGCAACGTAAACTGCATAGACAAAAGCACCACCATTTGATGCATTTGATGTTGAATCGAACGACATTGCTTTGATTTTGGCAGTTCCAATTTTTGTATTTGCCAAAAGAAGAGTATTACCAGTATTGACTGATGCAGCATCAACACAATGAATATCTACTGTTCCATACAGATTAGTTGGAAGGGTATTGTACATGTTATTGGCATAGATATATCCACCATAACCCGAACTCAATCGCTTACTAGACACATTTGCTTTGGTTCGTGGTTTAGGAACGGTTAGTGTTGTTGCTGATATTGTTCCAAACTCATAACCTTTGACGTAAGCTTTACCAGGAGATAGTGTAATATCTAATTGTGCAGTGTTACTTGCATTAGTGTCCAAACCAATATCAAATTGTCTGACAATATAATCACCTGATTCATCGTATGTTCTACGAGCAATCGTTTCTTCAATCTTACCCCATAATGGAGTTTCAACAGATGAAATTAATTGTCCATTGACAACTCTTGCGATTTCAATAAACTGTGTCTTATCAGTGCTGTCAACAGGACGAGTATTTAAAGTCAGTTCAATATTAAAACGGTCAGCACCAGGTGCTTGGAAGTTTGATGCATCTTGAGCAGGATCAAGCAGTGAAGTGTCTTGACTATTATTAACAATTGATTCAGTGACATCATAACCAACCAAAGCATTACCAGTTACACTATATTTGTCAATAGCAACTGAAGCATCTTGAGTTGTAATGAAATATCCACCATAATAGTACACACCAGCAGTTACAGACCATGCCTGACAGTTACCCATTGCACCATTAGATGTGGTGTTTGCATAATAGGTAATTGATTCTACATCAGCATTTGCCGTATAAATTGTTTCTGTATTTGCAAATCTGTCACCAAATATTTGATTAACAATTAAAGTAATAGGTTGACCGTTTGCTGTAACTGGATCATACGTTTTAATTACATATGCTCGTTTTGTATTCGCAGCATTTTGAATAATCTTACCTTCAAAATTACCAGCAGCAATATCAGTTGATGCATAGGTTGAAGCAATATTAATATACTGAACAGTCTGGAAATTGTTTTTACCACCAGTAACCACTGAACCAGATTGAAAAATATAATCACCAAACTTATTAATTTGGTCTTGTAGAATAGTTTGTTGTTGAGTTAGTTCACGAGCTTGAACGGCATATCCTGGTTTAAAGAGTATGCGATGATAATTCTTCCCATCATCGAAATCGTCATAATATGGGTCTGTATTAAAATTTGTATTAATAGCCATTAACTAACCTTTAAAATCTAACAATGAGTTTTATATTTTCTGCTTGACCCTCTGTACGAGTCGTTTTTAATGCATTTTCCGTATACAAAATATCTCCTGTATACGGTTCAAATTCTGGATTGGAACCACGAACAACAATCCTGGATGTACCTGAGTTTGCGCCCGTTAGTGAAAGACCAGTTGTAAAGACTCCATGTACGTGAGTCAGTTTTACAGTATTTGTGGATTGGTCTAAAATATGTCCATAGGCACTGGCATTATTTGCTGCCGTTCCTTGATAAACATATTCATCCAACGCATATGCTGTTCCAGAAACTACTGTAAGATCGGTAGTTTGCGAAATGAATGAATTAGCATTTGCATTTGTGACAACTGAAGATTCACCATATTTATGTGGGTTTATAATAATACCAAATTGTCTAAATGTAGTATTTGATGATATCTTACCATTCTCTGTTGTATCGATTTCACCAATCCTTGATGATACCATCACATTCGTTCCACCCAATTCTTTGGCAGGATTATAAGCATGTCCATATTTTGGTGCAATAATACAACGAACATTCGCAGTATTAGCACCTATACCTGTCCCATACACATAAGCATTGGCACGACTGTATCCAGTTCCAATAGTTGTTATCGTAACTTTGGATAGATTGCCAGTGGTTGATCTCGAAAGAACTGGAGTAGCAATTGCACCAATACCATCACCATCAATATAAATCCTGGTAGTAATGGACAATTGATTCGCAGCAGTACCTCCACCATTAGCGGTAACAGCACGTGATAGTGTTATTTTAAGATTTTGAATATCTAAGGATGAAATATATGTCTGTGCAGGAATACCCAAACCTGATACCGACATATTTGCCACTACATTCGTTGTGTTAGCTAAAGTCAGAACGGTACATCCTGTAGCATAGGATGCAACTGTAACATTACTGTGATAGTATGCTGAACCTCTATCAACAACAACAATCGTAGTCAACTCACCATCAACAACACCAATATCACTTACACTATAATCTAACTGTCTTGTGGAAACTGGTGTTGGAATCCAAGCATCTGCCAGGAATTTATTAGATGGTTTAACATTGTACATATACTTCCAGATATATCCATCAGCAGTTGCAATATTACCATTGGATGATGTATAATCACCAGTGGGTTCTACTGTGGAGTTTGCAGAAGCATTATTCGATAAACATTTATAGACGTTACGTGCCGATGTATACACATATATCGGTTTTAAATTCTGTGAAACATTTGCTGAAAGTAAATCAGATGTCGTAATAGTATCGTCATATTGACGATACTTTGTATTCGCAGTCCATGTTACTTTAGGGATAACCAGTTCAACATCATTGCCAGTGATTCGTTTGGCAGCCATCATATTATCCCACACATCCTTCTCATCGACAATAGTATCAACTATCGAATCGGGAGATGACTCATTGGCATATACCAAATGATTACCCACAAAAACATACCCAACAGTAAGTGCTGCTTCAGTGAAGCTCTCCTTGAACTGTTCGGCAGCATTGAATGCCAATTTTTTAGTTGTTACTGTTGTAGTCATAATTTCTATTTATCAAGAACTTGTGGTTGAAATGTAAATTGTTTGGTAATTTGCGTACTGTGTAAATGGACTTGATACAGTCACTACAGTATTACTTTGTATAGAATTGATGGTTCTAATTTCATTATTTACCGATATATACGAACCAATCGTAAGGATACCTTTGGTATTTGCTATATTGAAACGAGTATTTATTCCAGTTACATAGATGGATGAATTGACATTTACTGTTCCAGAAATTGTTATAAAACTAGCATTTGATGTGTCAATAGTATCACCAACAATCTCACTAGTCCTATTATAATTAGCATAATTAACAAATCCAACTGGATGTAACAAATCTTTTAATATTTTTTTATACTTGGTAAACTCGACAGTCGAAGAAGTTATGTATGAGTAATCGATGTAGTAATTTGAACCAGCCAATCTACGGTCAGCAGTAGACAGAATAGATTCGGTGCTTGTCCATCTTCCAGTAGTAGCTAGATATGATCTTTCAATCTCAGCATTAGCAGTAGCAGTCCCACTACCCTTACCTGATAAATCTACAATCGGCAAGTATTGGTATCCAGAACCAGGATTAATAATTCTTACACTTAAAATTGAACCTGGTTGATTGATAGTATTGCCAGCAGATAACTGTTCACCATCCGATGCCAAAGAAAATATTTCGATGTTGGCAGAAGAACCAGTAGGTGATGATATGGTTACTGCGGGAAAACTGTTTGCCACATAGTTTATACCACCCAAAGGTAGTTTATCATAGAGTCCAACTTTTCTGTTTGTTGCGGTAGTTAGGAATGCAACATTAACACTTAACGATGTATTGGAATAAATGGTAGACACATAACGAGATTCATTGTTAATAATAATTCTGTCATTGACTTTCAGTTCATCTCTAAAGAATGTTCCTGTTCCTGTGACGTAAGCATTAGTAGAAACAATACTCGCAGTTCCCGCAATCCTCGGCGGTTGAACTTCAATACGAGAAACTGCTCCTGTGGCAGTCACACGTGAAACTACGGCAGCAGCTCCAGACCCAAAACACATACGTGGATTTGGACCAAATACTATTTCATCTCCTGGAATATATCCAGAACCTCCAGAATTTATTTTGAATCGACCTATCGAACCGAATCCTTTTGTTGTATGAGTGTAATTATTATTTGATGTTTGATAGGTAGCACCCACAGCATCAAGTATTGGTGTTATGGTTGTTGGAGTCGTTGACAATAATATTTTTACATTAGTTATTGGACCAACTGTTAAATTCTGGAATGTCAATGCATCCGATATACGTGTGTTTGCATTTGAATCAACAACTTTCTGTCCAACAAAACCATAGTTAGTATCTAAAATTGTCAGTGTTTGAAAATCAGCAATAGTATCGGTTGACACACCGTAAATATTTCCAGCATTAGCACCTGATGTATCAATACCATCAACCACAAGACTTAGGAAAGATGCAGCATTACCATAAACATTGATACCAGATGCATCTGTAAAAACTGCACCACCACTGTGGACGTTAATACTATCGATATAACCTTCAAACACATCATCAATGATAGCAGTAGCATCGATGGTTGAACCACCACCACTAACCACCACAACATCACCAACATTATAACTATTACCACCGTTTATTATATTAATTCTTCTAATGATGGAAAATGTAGTGGCTTGAACGGAAATCAAAACACCATTTGAATCTACAATATCAGTGTTTACAACTTCACCATTTTGAAAATTACCTAATAGAGTTTTTGTGCTGATAACCAATTCGATTGGAAGACCCAAATTCAATTGGTCAGTAATAATTCTTCGTGATGCTCTTTCCACAATAGCAGTAGCACCTGAAGATGCTCCAGTTATTTTCCTATTGTTTAGAAGGTCAATATTAAATGCACGATAAACAACCTTTACAACTGATCCATTTGCTGGAGCAGTATCGAATATAATCTTACGGTATTCTTTGCGTAATGAAAAACCTGACGATTGAACTGAACCATTTATGTAAACTATAATATCATCAAGATTGGAATATTGTGCCAAAATAAATGTTTTGACTGTGCCGTTACACGTATAAACAGTTGCTATATCTTGGTTGATACGAAGTTTATTGTCTACTACCCAATTACCAGCAGAGGCACGAAGAACATTATTCTTAGGGTAGATAATATCCAACTCTTCATCGAACAGCATTCTGAATAAAAATTTAAACGATTTCTCTGAACCTTTGGATAGGTATAATGGTAGAACATTCTTTATTAATGTTGCTTTATCTATTTTTACATCACGTGGTAATAGATTAGCATACGTATTAAAAAAAACATCTTCAAATTGATTAATAGAAGCATCAACATCAAATGATGTTCTTAAATCTTTAGCAGATGTAATTAAATCATTATTAGCAGTTGCTTGTTTAGTCTCAAGAAATTCATAGTATGCTTCAACAAAATTTATGAATGCGGGATATTCTTCTCGAATATATTCAGGAACTTGTTGATTTATAAGAACCGAAGTTTTTAAATTACTCATTATTGTTCTGAAATCAATACAGTTGAAATAGAAGTAGGATCAGTATCATCAATAGTAATAATAGTGTTTCTATTTGTACTAACTACTGTATTTTCTGCCTGTATAGTAAATCGAATATATCCGTCAGCAGAAGAAACTGAATTGATACGGATATCATTGATTGTTAATGTTCCCAAATTATAATCAATAATTCCAGCATTAGGATTAACAATTTGCCTTTCGGATAACTGATTATAGTAAACTGTTCGTAGAGTACCAGTTCTAGAATCAATTACAGGAATAGCAGTCGCACCATACCCACCACCACCAGAAATAGTAATAACAGCACGTGTATAATCAATACCTCTATTTACCATTTCAATCTTAGAGATTTTTCCATTGACAACAATTGCAACTGCTTCTGCACCAATACCATCACCAGAAATAGTTACGGTTGGGGGTGAAGTATAATTTACACCAGCATCCAATACTTGAATATATGAAATGCCAGAAAATGATTGTGGAATTTCTTCAAACTGAACTTCTTGTTCTACACCCAAAGCGTCAAATGTTTTAAAGAAAGTTGATGTCAACCTATTGCCAATAGTGCCTCTACGCAAAGGCATGTTAAATTTTACACTATATGGTTTGGTTGATATTAATGAAGGCAATAATCTTTTTTGGACACGAAGGGTGCTCTGCGTTCCAAAGAATGCATTCAAATTTGTCCCATCAATCGTTTTTTGTAGCTTTGATAGAACAAATTTAGATGAAAATTTATTTAAATAAGTGTTACTATAATTTATAATTGCATTCCGTATATTTAATTTCATTGCACCTTCTGTAAGAACTGTTTTTCTTGCATCATATCTTACAATATTATCAATTAACAAATACAAATATTCTGGATCACGAATAATAACATCAGTTGAAACCACTGCTTTTGGTTTGATAATCTCATCAATAATTCGTTGTTTCTCTGCCTCTGAAATATAATAGTTTGTTTTAGGTTTCATTGAGATGAATACTTTACCATACACTGGTTTCTCTTCATCTTCCCCACCCCATACCGAAATTGAATCTAAATAAGTATAGTTTTGTAAAATATACGTCTCATAATCTTTAAATGTAATTAAACGATTCTGTGTAGCAAATTGAGATGCAGTAGAGAACTTGATTGAATTAACTGTCTCACGATCAGAACCTCCAGCAGAAGATGATACAACTGTTGTGCTAATTGTAGCTGAACCACCAATACTTGCAGAAGAAGTAAATCCATTAGCCTTATTAGATACAGCACCAGATGTAACTAAGTAAGTCATAGTTATGATTGACCCATCCAATAATGCAGCACCTATTACACCATCACCAAAACTTACATTATATTTGCCATTCAATCCCTCATTTAAAAAATATATTTTAGAATCCCCATTTACGTTTAAGATATCGGAAACGAGAGTATATGTTTCAGTTGCTGTATTTCCAGCATTTGGAGTAACAGAAACTCTTAATGTTTTTGTATCAATATTTGGACTTGGTATAGTAAATATAGACTTTGGATTCGAAGAAGCAGAATATGTTTGTGTAAAATTTGTATACTGTCCTTCATAAATAGTTAAATTTTCAAATTCATAATTGCTTCCTGTTTTCGAAACACTAACACTTTCAATTGTGGTATAGTTATACGAAATACCATCTACAAGTTCTGAATAAAATATAAACCCACGTGGAATAGTAGCAGTACCATCATCTGTTGATGTAGTTTGAACGGATACATTAATTATTGCTTTAGGAGCAGTTACTGAACGAGGAACATAGTTGAGTGTTTTGGCGTGTGACACAACTGCATCACGTGTTACGGCCGTATCTAAAAAAGATTCATTGGCAACCATATTTAAATAGTATGCATTATAATGAGTGTTATATGCCAGAATATCCAATAGAACATTTAAACCAGAACCCTCAAAGTCATAGTCAGTAAACTCTGATTGTTGTCTTAAAAAATTCTTTAGATTATTCTTGATTGTATCAAAATCAAGATCAGTAACTTGTAAACGAGCAGTTGTCATCTATCGATTCCGTTCGAGAAAAAAAGTAATTGTAATTGGATCGGATTGATTAATTACAAAAAATTCAAGATCAACACTAAATCCATTATTATCATAATCAAGAATAACAGAAATATTAGACACCTTTGCTCTAGGTTCGAAGTTTTTTATAACTTGAGGAATTTCTTTTTGTAAAGCAATTGCAGTAAAATTATCAAGTGGTTCAAATAACAGTTTACGAACATTCGAGCCAATTTCTGGTTGAAATGGTTTTTCGTAGTGATTGGTAAGGACTAAATTTTTTATCGAATTGATAACTGCCTTAACACCGACATGTTTATTAATATCTTTTCTAACAGGATGGATATTGAATGACAAGTCCAAGTCCCGAAAGTCTCTTACTATATTTGTGGTAACTGTAGCCATATGCTATTTATTCAACCTTTAAGTGTTTTGTGTTACTGATTTGATATAGTTCATAACAATTTGGTCTTGTGTCAATGCAACTCCATAATCTGGAAGTATTTCTTCTTGGATTGATGATGCCGTTGCATAGTAATTTGCAAATGCCGTATTAGACTTGGCAAGTGTTGCCTCACGTATAGAATCAGAATTTGATGTTGCATCAGCAGTATTAGATGAGGAAGAGATTCCAGTATTTGAACTATGAATTACAGGTGCTTGTAAATTTGCTATCAAAGCATCTGTTCCTATTTTATAATATATGAGACTTGATCTCATATTACCCATAGAGTTGAATTGAGATACTATACCCATATCAGCAGAAATTTGCTGTGCTTTTGCAAAGAAATTCCAATCGTGGTTTCTGCGTGTAGCAATCATAGTGTTAGCAATAGCAATATAAGAATTGATTGATTCGATTGCCACTCCACCCAAATTTGAAGATGCTGTTAAAGGTAATCCACTATAAACTACTGAATTATTCAATGATACCAAATTAGCAGCAAGTATAGTATCATTAGCACTTAATTGTTTATTAATAAAGAGACTAGTAAAACTACCTAATGCACCAACTGAATTTGCAACATTATCAGCAGAATAAAGTAAAGTCACTGTTTGTTCAGCAATAGCCATCGCAGAATCATATTGTGGTATATCATAATCTATATCTCTCCCACTCATAGTTAAAACACCTGAAATATTATCAGTGTGTGATTTGAATTTATCCAACTCAAGTACAAATGAATTTGCTGATATTGCAACATTAGATAGTGAGAGATTAGAAGCCAATCTACTAAGATTGTTTGCTGTGCTACGTAAACTAATATAAAGATTCGATGTAGGATTTCTAAAATAATTTGTCCGAGCAGTATCACCTCTGGCAACTTGATCGTATTGCCAAGTCGCCATCATTCTTTTTCTCATCTCTAAAGAATTCAATGCTGCTGTTGATAGACTTTCTGAACCTTCAAAATTAGTTGAATCAAAATTATAACCTAATCTATCAAATACACTATTTGTCATTACGCATCTCCATTAACTAAAACTAGTCATCTGACCACCTGCCATTGACCCTAAAGATGCAGGAGCACCGCCTGCACCAGATACATCTTGCATTGCAGTTGGGGCTGTTATTCCCTCAAAATGTGGTGCCCAATGATTGTGTGAATTATAAAGTCCCCTCAAGGTCAACAAATATCCACCAATATCTTTTACCATTGGCGCACTCACTTCCAATGATGCGTTCAAAAATCCAGGTATGGGAACTCCAAGAGTGAATCCAATCAATGCTCCTCCCGCACAAATTATACCATCAGGACCAACAAACAAACTTAGTTTAGCAGTTACTGCTCCCGCAGAAGATACAGAAGATGCATCGAGAGAACCCTCAACCAATGCACTTCCATTTAAAATAATTCCAGGAGTAAGAGCAGGTACATTCGGTGCATGAAGTGTTAATGCACTTGTTGTTCCATGCACGTATATGTCAACATCTTCAGCAGTGGTAAGCATGTATCCTTTAGTTGCAGTAATATCATAATTACCATCAACTCGCAATTTGTAATCACCCTTCACATGTTCGATTCTATCACCCTCAACTTCTAGTTGACAATTACCAGCAACTTTTATAACACAGAATCCCTCAATCAAAACATGTTCATTCTTAGCTACAATCCTATACCCATTACCATAAATCTGCTGTATAGTATCTCCGTTGTTTTGTATTTCCATGTATGATGCAGAATTACCATGCTCCAAAGCAATGAATGTTTCATCTGGAGCAGACGACATATACACGCCACTTTTAGATTCTTTATCCTGAAAAACAGTCATGTGACCATAGTGAACTGGATTTATGCCTTTTGCTTCAGCTTGATTTCCACCACCATCCCTCTGTTCCATTTGACGTAGAGGAGTAACCCAAGCATAAGGAGATGGGAAATTCTGAAACAAAAGCTCTTCTTCTGCTTTATAAAGATTCCTATTCAGATTTTTAGCAGCATCATTTAAATTTGCTGCTGTTGGCGTTTCTGCTGTCCCTTGTGGAGTTGTAGCAGATGCCAATCCAACAGGAATTTGTTTTGCTATTGCTGCTTTATATTCTGCTAGTTGTTCTTCTAATGATGCCATAATCTACCTTATAGTATTGGACCGAGTGTTTTTTCTTTGATATTATTATAATCTGGAAACTGTGATGCTATTATTCTTTCAGTTTCAGCAGGACTAAACCCACTTGGAGTATCGGGATTCAATGCAGATTGCAATTGTTTACCTAAAGCTATAGTTTCATTTGCTGCATCGATGACTTGCGATGCTGTACTAACTGCATCACCGATTGCTTGAAAAGTAGCAGATGTACCAGCATCAGTATCTGGAAATGCATTTGAAATTAAATCAAAAACAAATGTAGCTAATTCACGATATATTTCTTTCAGACATCTATCAAACAGTTTCCTCAAATAATCAGGCAATGCTTTTATGAATTCAATTATAGCTTTCATTAACAAAACTTGCTGTATAACATCTTTCACAAATCTATTAACCATCTTTAAAATTTTAAGTACCTTTCGCAAATATCCAGCAATTTTTCTTGCAACATCTGCAACAAAAGATGATACTGGATTTATTCCCAAAGCTTCTACTAAATTTTTAATTGCTTCTCTAATTGCAGTGGATGCCTGAATTGCAAATGCGGCTTGACCTAATTTATGCCTAACTCGTTGTGCAAGATCACAAACGTGTGCTCTATTCCTGACAGAGTATGCATTCGCAGAACCAACTACAATACCTCTAGCATATTGTGGAATTGTTGGTTGACCTTCGTAATAATCTGGTGCGTACTTATCCCATCTACTAGGAACTTTCGCACCAGCATTTACTTCTGCAATACTTCTATTATCAATAAATCCATATTGAATTTTTGTATTATATCTAGTATCCAGATTAGTTTTTAATTGAGATAAATTGAAAACAGATTGTCTTTTTAAATTTATTTGTACAGACAATTTAGCAATTTCCAATAAACCTTTACCACTAGGTTTGACTGATAGTATATTAAATTGTCTTGTTAAAGAATCCAACTGTGCCGAATCATTTCTCAGTTTGGTATTAACTGCATTCCTAATAATATTAGCATTTGGATTGGGAACTCTAAAAGGTTGTGACCTGATTCCATTAGTTACACCTGTTACTACTGGATACTGAGTATCACCATTTATGAAATAACCAGTTACCCAATCACCTTCTCTCGGTCCACTAAAAAAATGAGATGAACTTGCACCCATCTCAGTTTGCGCCCACGGTAGTTTTTCGGTTGGAAGATTGTAAGTATCTTGTGGATGAATTCCAACAATTCGAACTTTCACACAACCAGTTCCTGTGGGGTCTTTTCTATCTTCTACAACACCAACCCATTTTGTAATATAATATTCATTCTCATCTATCATGCGAATTTTGCCTCCTGTTGCGCTGCATTTTCAGAACTAAACAAAGGACTATTTGTGGATTCAGATACAACTTCTAATATAGTTACATGTCTTTGTGGTTTAATCATATGATGTACAGCAGTAATCATATATTTACCATTCGTTGAAACATCTCTACTATCACCCTTTGAAACCATAGTTAAATTAAAACCTTGCAAATCAACATTGAATCCAGATGAAAAAATAAAATTGCCAGGAACAGTCATTCGTAATCTTTTCTGTACCAGATTGGAAAGTATAGCCTTTCTTGGGAATTTCCAATTATTTGTATCATCAATTATATCTGCTTCATATGGATTATTTTCTCTTATATAATTACCCACGGCCCCTATTTTTCTTCCTATTGGAGAAACTGATGTTACTGTTCTTGATGCATATGAAGATGCAAGATCATCCCCATTTCTATTTGTGACTGAAGTTCCATGAGAATTTTTATTACTTAATTTTTTTGTTACATCAGTAAATCCAAAATTTGTCTCTTTATAATATCCCGAATAACCATCATGCTCAATAAGAGTTCCAGCAAATATTCCATCTTTAATTGCTTTTCCTAGATGACTTTGAGAAATAACTTCAACACCACTTGCACCGTAAAATTCATGATTGGGGTCATTAATATTTTTTATATCAAAGTTAATTGTTGCCACTGAATTTCTATTCAATAAGTCAGACAAGGATACAAAATTATATCCAGCAACATTTTCAAAGAATAAAAAATTTGGAAGATTATCATTATTTAATGATCTTTTTATTAACCATTCTATAGCATCAAAAGGACTTAAATTTGGAATAGTAAATTTATGTAATCCTTTTGTTTCTTGTATGAGTGCTATTTTATTTGCTGGTATTTGTAAAAAATTATTCAATATAATATTCGCTGCATTAGAATAAGTTCCTTCAAAATATTGACAAACTTTTTTATTATTTTCAGTATATGTTAATGATTCTATTAATTCCTGTGAAACAAAATTTAAAGCATAAAATTCAGTTGAAGGATTTTGTATTGTTCTATTGG